TGGTCTGATTGTGTCCCAGAGCTTGTCATCAGAGGTGACCATTGCTCGATGCAAAACTTTGTGGTGGAATTTCTAAAAGGAGTCCCCACGATGAGTGTGTTGTTTGACCTTTCTCAAAAAACAACTTCTGAGACTGTTCGTGATGAATGGGATGCTTGGGTGTTGGATGATGTTGCTATGCAAATGAGGCTTATGCTTAAAGATGTAACACTGCTTGCTCAAATGGGAATGATAGATGTATCATTCGTGTCGCTTGCGCCAGTTATGGATGAAGTGTGTAAGGTTCTTCAGAATGTGTGGGAAACATTGAAAGGATTAAACATTGAAAGTGTGATTGCAAAGAGAGTGTATGGAGTAATATCATTTTTGATTCACCTGGCTTCAGGAAACATGACAGAAATGCATTATGTACATAGTTTGCTTGATTTGTTTGTGCTTTGTGGTTGGGAAACAACAACTGTGGCAGTCTTGGTGCAGAAGGTACTAGGAGTGCGAGGTTCGCTATTACGTTCACAGAACCCCCAGATTGTTGCTCAAATGACAGGAGATTTCCAGCCTATTGTGTCACTAATTTTTAGTGTTGTATGTATGCTGTACTTTGGTGTGTTGCCATCTAACAAAGATTCAAAAGGATTTCTTCGTTCTTTTGGAGATTTTGGCAATGCAGCGCGTGCAGTGACAGGATGTGATGGGGCAATTAGAGTGTGTGTAAATGCATTCAAATCTGCCTATGACTTCTTTGAGGAGAAAGTAACTGGAGTGTCGCCAAGTATGCGAGATTTGGTGAATGCTGATGATACGCTTTCTCCTTGGATTGCAAGAGTTTATGCTCTGCATGATGTTTTCAAGCAGACAGGGCATTTGACTGAGGAATCCCAAAGAGCAGAAAGTAATGAGTTGATGGAGATTGGACGAAAGTTCAAGAGAGATCTCTCATTGCTGCGGTTGCCACCTACTCTGTGGAATACTTTCTTGGAAGTATATATGAAAGCAGAGAAAATGGATAATTATCGGGCTCAGTCTGAATTCTTGGATGCTCCTCGTGTACCACCTCTTGTTGTTTGGTTGTATGGTGATACCAGTGTTGGCAAATCAACGCTCGTGAATTTCTTGAGTATTGATTTGTTGACAAAGAGTGGACAGTGTAAGGATCCTGATACAGTCTATAAACACATTTTTTGCAGAAATGTGGATACAGACTTTTGGGATGGTTATACACCAAATCACAAAGTTGTGGTATATGATGACTTCTCTTCCAAAATTCCTGGAAATGATAAGTGTTCGCAGGTTAGTGAAATAATTCAGTGTGCGAACATAATGCCATTTCCATTGCATGTTGCGGAATTGGAGGAAAAGAAGAGTGCTCGGTTCAAGTCTGAACTTGTGTTGATCACATCAAATTTGAAGGAGCCAGACATGCGTGAGATGAACTGCCCTGATGCTATTCGTAGAAGAAGGGATTTTGTCGTGCGCGTGAAGGTTAAACCTGAATTTTTGAAAATGACACATAAGTATGGAACTGGACCACCACCAACTGCAGTTTTGGACAGGCAGAAGGTACAACGAGTGTTTGGAACTGAGAAGTTGTTATATACAGAAGTATATGAATTTCAGCTTGAGAACAACATGAATAATGAGGTTATCTCTCAGTGGATGCCATATGAAGCTCTTCTGGATATTCTCCTAGCCTCTTACTGTGAGAACATTAAGAGGGGAGGAAAGTATATAGAAGAGATGAAGGCACGAGCGAGAGCAAACCTCACTGCTGAAATGGGTGATGAGCCATTACCAACGATGTGGACATCTATGGAGCGAGTGAGAGTGGAGAGACAACTTGTGGAAAGATTTCAGAAATCTTTTACTAGAATTCAAGCTTTGAATTTTCTAAATTCAATTGATGAGCTTTTGCTGAGTGAACCTGAAAATCCTGCCAGATTGTTGAAGATGAAAGGAATTGTCTTCAGTGCTCTGGCGAATTCAGATGGTTTACCCAGTGAAGCTCTCAGCTTGGAATGTCCTCAATGTAAGAACGTGAGTTTTTTCACTCGTTGGAAGCATAGATATGCGCATTGGCGTAGTGGTTCTGTGTGTCCACATCAAACGTTGACTACACCTGAAATATTTTGTCAGGAGTTGCAGAGCTATGTCCCAAAGTTCTTGAGCACCATCAAACGCAATGCAGTTTCAATTGCATTGGGCTCGGTAGTGTCTGTGCTTACGATATGGCTTTTGGCGACTAGAGGAAAGAAGGTGGAAACACCAATTGACAAAATAGTTCAGGCTCAATCAATGTATGAGGTGGCTCCACGGTCAGTAAAAGTAGTTGCAAAGAAGTTGCAAGTGCGTAGCCAAAGAGGAAGCATTCGATCTGAGTATGGAAAGAATGTTGAAGATGCATTGAGCAAGTTGTTGAAGAAAAATCAATTTCTTGTGACATGTCCACGAACGATGAAGTCCGTGAATGCACTTTTTCTTGTTGGGAAGTACTGCATAATGCCTTTGCACTTTCTTGAACATTTGAATGATGGTGAAAACATCGTTTTGATGAACAAGAATGTTGGAAAGTTTCAGGAGCAGTATTCCAGAGAAAATGTGTGTGTTATGGAAGAATC